ACACCGTGGGTCGTCGGATCTACAAGAACCTCGATGAGCTGGCCGCCGAGCTCCGTGTGGCTTCGATCGTTCCGGTCGAGGTCATGGAGGAGACGCCGTCGATCGTCTGCGTGCTCGTGAACATGAACGACTACGTGATCGGCGCTGACAAGGGTGGTACGGTCTCGATGTTCGACGACTTCGACATCGACTACAACCAGTACAAGTACCTGATCGAGACCCGTGTCTCGGGTGCTCTGGCGAAGCTGAAGTCGGCCATCGTGGTCAAGAAGGTTGCGGCTTCCTTGGTCCTGGCGACCCCGGTCGCTCCGACCTTCAGCGGTGACGCTGTGACCATCACCAACACCACTGGTGTCGTCTACAAGGACGGCGCTGGTACGACCATCAACGCTGCGGGCTCGCCGTACGCTGTCGATCCGCAGGAGACGTACATCGTCAACGCCACTCCGGCGGCTGGCTACTACTTCGCCACCAGCGACGACGATCACTGGGAGTTCTTCAACTCCAGCCCGGCCAGCTGATCTAAGGAGTAACGATGGCAAAGTTCTACGGAAAGGTTGGATACGGCGAGTCCGTCGAGAGCCCTTCTGGGTCTGGAGTGTGGATCGATCAGATCACCGAAGGCGACTACTACGGGGATGTGGTTCGAAACAACACTCGAATGGAAGCAGAAGACGCTGTCATCAGCGATATTTCCGTGAGCAACTCGATCAGCATTCTTGCCGACGAGTACGCCATCAAGCACTTCTTCAAGATCAAGTACGTGCGATGGGAGGGGGTGCCCTGGTCTGTGACTTCGGTCGAGGTCAGGGCGCCCCGCCTCATCCTTAGCCTTGGGAGTGTGTACAATGGCCCCACGGCTTGAACTCCAGGCGAAACTCGTCTCAATCCTCGGTTCTGGGAATGTCTATTTCCAGCCACCGTCGTCAATCCAGATGGTCTACCCATGCATCGTGTACGAACTCGATGACTTGTGGACAGACTTTGCGGACAACAGTCCGTACAGCTTGCGAAAGCGATACCAGGCGACAGTCATCGACCGGAACCCAGATAGTGCAATCCCAAATCAGGTTGCGATGCTACCAACGTGTGTCTTCGACCGCTTCTACAAAGCAGACAACCTGAACCATCACGTGTTCACCCTCTTCTTCTGACAGGAGACAACCCATGGCCAAGCTCACCTGGGATGCCACTGGCGAACGGTTCTATGAGACCGGCGTCGATCACGGTGTCCTCTACATCCCCAACAACTCTGGCGTCTACAACAACGGCGTCTCGTGGAACGGCCTCACTGCTGTGACCGAGTCGCCTTCTGGCGCCGAGGCGAACGCTCAGTACGCCGACAACATCAAGTACCTGAACCTCATCTCCGCTGAGGAGTTCGGTGCGACGATCGAAGCCTTCACCTACCCGGACGAGTTCGCTCAGTTCGACGGAATCGCCACCCCTTCGGCTGGCGTCTCGGTCGGCCAGCAGGCTCGGAAGACCTTCGGCCTGTCCTATCGGACCAAGCTCGGCAACGATCTCGAGGGCGACGACCTCGGCTACAAGCTGCACCTCGTGTACGGCTGCACGGCTGCTCCTTCGGAGAAGGCCTACGCCACGGTCAACGACTCGCCTGAGGCGATCACCTTCAGCTGGGAGATTGCGACCACTCCAGTCGCCGTCACCGGGCTGCGTCCGACCTCGCTCCTGACCATCGACTCCACCAAGGTGAACGCCGATGATCTCGAGGACCTCGAGGACTTCCTCTATGGCACCGCTGGCACCGATCCGTCGCTGCCTCTCCCCGATGCCGTGCTGGCGATCTTCGCTGGCGGTCTGACGACCGTCACCCCGACTGCTCCGACCTACAACAGTGGGACGAAGGTCATCACCATTCCGTCGGTCACCGGTGTCACCTACTACATGGACGACGTTGCCCTCAGCTCCGGCGCTCAGCCGGCCATCACCGAGGACAAGATCGTCGTGGCTCGGCCCAACACCGGCTACCGGTTCCCGGATGTCGTCGACGACGATTGGTTCTTCGACTTCTGATGATCAACTGACTAGGAGACCAGAGAATGCTTCAAATCGAGATTGGCGGAGACGAGTTCTACGACGAAGAGACCGAAACGTTCTCTGTTGTCGGAGGAGTTACTCTGGAGTTAGAGCATTCTCTGGTCTCTCTGTCAAAATGGGAGTCCAAGTACAAGAGACCTTTCCTTGCAGGAGGGGCCAAATCCGAAGATGAGACTCTCGATTACATCCGAATGATGGTAGTTGAGGGGGATGTCTCGAACGAGCAACTTCGGAACATGTCCCAGGAGCAGGCTGACGCAATCTCCGAGTACATCAATTCTCCTGAGTCAGCCACAACCTTCGGAATGATGCCAGAAGTAAACAAAGGGCGTGGAGAAACCATCACAGCAGAGTTGATCTACTACTGGCTGGTTGCATACACGATCCCCTTCGAGGTCGAAACCTGGCATCTCAACAGACTTCTCGCTTTGGTGAGGATCTGTAACATCAAGAACTCGAAGCCGACCAAGATGTCCCGTCGAGCCATGGCTGAGCGCAACAGACAACTGAACGAACAGCGAAGAGCTCAACTCGGGACGACCGGATAACGAAAGGAGGACTGATGCCTCAACTTGTTTGGGACAAAGTCGGGCAAAGAACGTATGAGAGCGGCCTCGATCGTTGCGTTCTCTACCGAACAGATACTGGTGAAGTCTTCCCTTGGAATGGTTTGACTTCGGTAGTCGAGAAGCTAACCAGGTCTTCTTCCGACAACTTCTTCGATGGGGCCAAGATCAGTGAATCAGTGACCATTGGAAGTTTCGCTGCTACGGTTTCTGCCATCACCTACCCAGACGTCGTTGTCGAGTTGGAAGGAACGACTCCTCTAAGAAACGGAGTGTTTCTCGGCCAGCAACATCCTGGGATGTTCGCTATGTCTTACCGAACCAAAGTCGGTAACGATGTTGATGGCGATACATCTCACTATAAGATCCATGTGATCTACAACGTGATGTTGAAACCATCGGATCGAACCTATGCGTCAGCCAATGATGACCCATCGCTTGTCGAGTTCGAATGGGAGTTGACGACAGTTCCGGTGAAAATCGACGGATATTTGGCGGCTGCTCACATCACAATCGACACCAAGAAGGTGGATTCGAAGCTCCTCAAGAAGATCGAGCGATACCTGTACGGCGATGGCGCTGCCGACGCCTCATTGATCCCGATGAACGATCTGGTCCAGATGCTTCTGGAGTGGTTCATCATCAAGATCACAGACAATGGTGATGGAACGTGGACGGCAGAGACCGACTACGACGGTTACATCATCCCCTTGGTTGACGAGATGTTCGAGATCAACCACGCAAATGTCATCTTCCTCGATGACGATACGTATGAAATCAGCGACACTAAGGACATCACCGATTCTGCCACGATCAAGATCGTTGACAACGGAGATGGAACGTGGACTGCAACAACATCGAACGCTGATCTCATCTATGTGGATGAGGATGGCTCGTTTGAGTTGTACAACGCAACAGTGGAAGTCATCGACGCTGATTCGTACACCCTGTCCGACACTCCAGACTGAGGAGGGCCTAGATGGCTACAGTCACAAGTTATACTGCAGCTCGAATGCAGGAGATCGAAGATTCGGCCGTTGTCGGTGGGCACATCACTGGCGACAACCTGATCCTTGAGCGTTTTGACGGCAGTGAGTTCACAGCTGGAAACGTTCGAGGCCCCGAAGGACCGACTGGGCCTGCTGGTTCGGTTTCTGGAGCTCTCGGCTCTACCGACAACGCGATCATTCGGACCGATGGTGTAGGTGGATCTCTGGCTCAGGGTTCTGCCGTCACGATCGATGATTCTGGTCGGCTCACGGCCTCGCTCATGAGCGTCACCACTGCGCCATCTGTTGACGACGACGTGGTGAACAAGGCGGCTCTGGATAAGTCTGGACGAGGGATGCTCGGGCTATCTGAGTATTCGGCATCTGATGAAGCTCTTACGGCTTCCACCTACCGAACGTTGACGCCATCGGTGACTTTCACTCCGGTCACGAATCGTTACTATCGCTTCACCGCAATCGCATCGATCTTCTCACCGTCCAGTGCGGGTGGCATTGTTCTTGCTCTCTTTCGGAGCACAGACCTCACAACTGAGCTCGCTCGAGTGCAGCACGAGATTCATGACCCCACGTTTCCCTGTATTCTGACGCTAGACAGGATCCTCAAGGCTCCTGCGGGGTGGAGTGGATCTACCACGTTCGTCATTCGTGCTTTGTGCACAGCATCAGGAAGTAGCGTGTATAATACCAGTTCGCCTTCGTATCTCTCGATCGAGGACGTCGGAACCCTGTAAGACTGGAGCGTCAACGTGCTTGGTTTCACATCGAGTGGTGACTTCAAAAACACCGAACGATTCCTGAAGAAAGCCATGGACGGCGACATCTTCGGAAGTCTCGAGCGTTACGGCCAACAAGGCGTTGATGCTCTTGCGAAGGCTACCCCAGTCGACACGGGAAAGACCGCAGCCTCATGGGGGTACAGGGTCATTCGCAGCAAGACGAGGCCCGGGATTGAGTGGTACAACACGAACGTAAAAGACGGCGGTGTCAACGTCGCCATCCTCATCCAGTACGGTCACGGGACCGGCACCGGGGGGTATGTTCAAGGAAGAGACTACATCAATCCCGGGCTTCGACCCATATTTGACCAGATCGCCGACGACGTTTGGAAGCAGGTGAAGAACCTATGAGCTCAGTAGACAACAAGGTCGTCTCACTGACCTTCGATAACGCCTCCTTCCAGAAGAGGGCTGGCGACACGATGTCAACCCTGGACAGGCTGAAGCAGGCTCTGAACTTCTCCGGAAGCGGAAAGAGTCTTGGCGATCTTCAGCAGATGGCCGGGAAATTCAACATGGATGCGATGGCTACGACCGTCGAGGGAGTGAGCGCCAAGTTCCTTGCTCTCTCGACGATCGCCATCACGGCTCTCTCGAACATCACGACCAAGGCGATGGAAGCTGGCGCTCAATTCGCCAACAGCTTCTCATTCGAGCCGGTCATGGATGGTTTCAGGGAGTACGAGACCAGCATCAACGCGGTTCAGGTGATCCTTGCGAATACGAAGTCCAAGGGTACCACAATCGATCAGGTGAACGTCGCTCTAGACCAGTTGAACGACTACGCCGACAAGACCATCTACAACTTCGGCGAGATGACCAAGAACATCGGCGCCTTCACGGCTGCTGGCGTCGACTTGGACACGTCGGTGAAGTCGATCAAGGGAATCTCGAACATTGCTGCGATGTCTGGGTCGAGTGCTCAGCAAGCCTCTGTTGCAATGTATCAGTTGTCCCAGGCCATCTCTGCAGGCACTGTCCGCCTCATGGACTGGAAGTCTGTTGAGAATGCGAACATGGGTGGAGAAGCGTTCAAGACCGCTTTGTTCGAGACAGGCAAGGCTATGGGGACGCTCGCAGGAGTGCCTCTTGACCAGTCGTTCGCTGAGTGGGAAGCAAGCGGTAATAGCTTCCGTGAATCCCTCTCCGATGAGTGGCTTACGTCAGACGTCTTGACTACCACTCTCGCTGCTATCTCTGGCGACCTGGACGGCGCAGCGCTCTCCGCAAAGGGTTTCAGTGACGCACAGATCGTCGCTATGCAAGAGCTTGCCGCCACATCACTCGGGGCAGCAACCGAGGTCAAGTCGCTCACCCAGATGTTCGGCACCATCAAGGAGTCGGTTGGTTCTGGATGGGCCGCCTCGTTCCAGCTCATCATCGGCAACTTCATCGAGGCCAAGGAACTCTTCACTGGCGTCAACTCATACATCACCGGTTTCGTCGACAAGTCGACCAATGCTCGTAACGAGTTGCTGACGGGTTGGAAAACCTTCGGTGGGCGCAACGAGCTCCTCGGCGCCTTGATGAACTCGTTCGCAGCGCTTCACAATGCCCTGAAGCCAATCAAGGATGCGTTCCGAGAGGTCTTCCCTCCGATGACTGCGGAGCGGTTGATCAATCTGACCACTAGCTTGAAGGAGTTCACCGCCAAGCTGGTGATGTCAGAGGCCACGATGGAGAAGGTCAAGAGCATCTTCGAGGGTTTCTTCTCCGTGCTCAAAATAGGAGTCGAGATCATCAAGGGGGTCTTCAGCGTCTTCTCCAGTCTGGCTGGAATCATCTTCGGCTTCTCGGATGGAGCACTGACTGGTGCTGCTGGCGTCGGCAACTTCGTCTCCAAGATCCGAGAGATGCTGGTTGAGGGTGGGGGAATCAAGGCATTCTTCGATGCGATCAACGACAAGATCAAGACCTTCGGCGAATGGGTCGAGAAGGGTCGTGAGAAGCTCGGTTCTCTCTTCGGAGGGAAGGGTGGAGGAGGTGAAGACTCAGGGGGCGCCAGTAAGTTCTCTGAAGCTATCTCCAAGATCGTTGACAAGCTGAAGGGCCTTTCCGTCATTGGAGAGAAGGTCGGAGAGATCTTCTCCAAGATCGGTGATGCCATTGGAACCGCCTTCTCCGGGATTGCTGATGCTGTTGGTGGAGTGGTAGATGCAATCGTCAGCTTCTTCTCGAATCTGGGAAGCGCAGTCGGAGACTCCATCAATTCTGACACGTTCGACAAGGTTCTTCAGGTGTTCAGGGTAGGCTTCTTGGGTGGTCTTACGGCCATCCTCGGCGGCTTCCTGAAGAACGGCTTGAAGCTGGACTTCGGTCAGGCTAAGTTGTTGGAGTCGATCTCTGGCGCATTCGATGAGCTCGGTGGCTCGCTGAAGGCTCTTCAGCTGCAGCTCAAGGCCGATGCCCTTCTGAAGATCGCAAAGGCCGTTGGTCTTCTGGCGGTCTCGGTTCTCATTCTGGCGTTCATCCCTGCGGATAGGATCGCCAGGGGGCTAGGCGCCATGACGGCTGGCCTTGCGGGTATTACTACCGCATTGGCAGTGCTGTCGAAGGTGGAATCGAATCCCGCCAAGCTCACAGGACTTGGCGTCGCCTTGACGACGATTGCTGGTGCTATGGTGGTTATGTCAGTTGCCATCTGGTTGTTCAGCAACATCTCGTACTTGGACATCATCAAGGGGCTTGGTGCGGTCACCGGGGCTCTGGCAATTCTCACGCCCGCCGCCATTCTTCTAAGCAATGCATCAGGAAGCTTCATCCGCACGTCCATAAGTCTTGGATTGATGGCAGTGGCACTAGCGGCATTCGCAGGAGTCGTCTGGCTCTTTTCAAGGATGGACATAAACGAGATCTTCACGGGTCTCTTTGGTATTGTGTCCGTGCTCGGCGTCATCACGCTATCGGCTATCGCTCTTGCTCATTCCGGCGTTGAGAAAGTTGGCGTTGGTATGATCGCCTTTGGTCTGAGCATCAGGTCCCTCTACAAGGTGATTGAAGGCTTCTCAAAGATGAAGTTCGGGGATCTCGTCAAGGGCGTTCAGGCATTTGCTGTCACAATGGCAATTCTTGTCCTCAGCCTAGCGTTGCTTCCAGACGGAAAAGAATTGATGGACCAGGCGATTGGTCTTGCTATTCTTTCAGCAGGCCTTTGGGTCATCAGCAAAGCCATTCAGGCGATTGGGAGCATGAGTTTCTTGGACATTGTGCAAGGCGTTGGGGCACTAGTCATCATGCTTGGCGCTATGACGGTTGCTACGAATGCGTTGACGATGGCTGGGCAAGGTGCGATGGCATTGCTCGTCATATCTGGAGCTTTGGTCGTTATGGCCAAGGCGCTAGAGATAGTGGGGAATCTCAGTTTCGGCCAGATTGTCATGGGGTTGGTCGGGATTGGTGGAGCGTTGCTCGTCTTGACCGGAATAGCTGTTCTTCTCACCATCTTCCCACCGGTTCTCGCAGCTCTGAACGCAATGGGCGTAGCGTTGATGCTCATCGGCGCAGGTTTCGCTCTCATGGGTATTGGTGCCTTCCTCGTGGCCAAGGCGTTCGAGGCGGTGTCCAATGCTGGTAAGAAGGGGATCGAGACTCTCATTGAGGTCATCGGCGTCATGATCAAGGCCATTCCTGGCTTCATGGAGAAGCTTGCTGAGGGCCTGGTCAGTCTCTTCATGTACTTGGTCGACAGCGCTCCGAAGATGATCGAGGGGGTCAACAAGGTCCTCACGATGATCATCGATGCCATGATCAAGTTCCTCCCGAAGATCGGGCAGCTCATTGGCGGCATCATCGACCTCATGGTGAACCTCATGTTCACGAAGGGGGAGAAGTTCGTCAATGCGGCTCTGTTCTTCCTCCTGAAGTTCATGGAGGGTCTGAACAACAACATGCCGATGATCGTCGAGGCTGGCATGGAGATGCTGGTGAAGTTCCTCAAAGGCGTCGCCGACAAGATCGACGAGGTCATCCTGGCTGGTGCCGATCTTCTTCTCAAGTTCATTCAGGGCTTGACAGACAAGGTGCCTGAAATCACCATGGCCGTCTTGGTCCTGATCGCAACGTTCATTCAGGCCATTTCCGATAACCTCCACTTCATCATTGACGCTGGTACGAGCTTGTTCCAGAACCTGATCATCGGCATCACCACGATCGTCAGCACAATCGCTGATACAGCTACTCAAGCTATCGTGTTCTTCATCTACGGCTTGACGAAGAACGCCCTGATCATGATTCGAGCAGGTATCGACATGGTCAAGACGCTCATCAACGGCATTGCGATGAACATCGAGGAACTTGTCACCTCTGGTAAGGACGCGGTCCTGAAGTTCCTGGAGGGATTGGGCAAGAACGTCACGGAATTCGCCGATGCAGGAATGAGAATCCTGACCAACTTCCTCGACGAATTGGCAAAGGTGATCGACCGTCGAGGCCCTGAGCTTCGTGATGCTGGCCTCAGAATCATTGGCGCTGTAGTCAATGGTATGACCGGCGGTCTGGCCGAGAAAGCCAAGGAG